GTTATTTAAAAAGTCATTAAACATAGAAAGTTTGTATTCTTCCAAGATACGTTGATCAACTAGGGTGTTGATTTTTTTCTGAGCTCTTTCGGCATACTTTTCACGTAAGATGCCACCATCCCACACCCATTCTTTTCCTTCCATGATACCTTCAACAAATGCATCTGGTGCAGATGGGTCCGCAACAATATCAGCAGCAGTAGCTAGCATAAAGTCATCACCAACAACATTAACACCTTCTTTGTTAATGAGTGATCCAATACCGCGAGAGGAGACGCCAAGTTTAACTCCCTCACCGATAAGTGATTGAGCAATCTTGCCCATAGGAGTGGAAAGGATTTTTGCTTTACCAATAAAGTTTGAACCACTTTCTTTCAGAGAAACAATCTTGTGAGAAACTCTATCTAGATTCACAGTTGGTCCATCAGGATGTCCAAGCTCTCCAAGAGCTCTTCCTGCTTGAACATTATTTTCATTATATCTTGCAACCTCACGGCGAAGAGTTTCCATGGGGTACATACGACCATTACGATTCTTTATGTTTCCTTGGAGAAAAATCCCTTCAATATAGAGAGATTTTTTACCGTCCTTGTTTTCGACGATAAACTCTACTGATTCTATTTCTTCTCTGATTAGTTTCATGAGCTTAGTTGGTAAATCCTACTTTTGATACTTTGATCGCTGGAGTTGTCCAGATTACATCAGTTGTTTCTTTTTCTAAAAACTCAACAGTATTGGCTGGAATACTAAAGTATACGGTTGATGCTGCTCCGACAAGTGTAGAAACTCCAACTGTTGCAACGCCACTTGTATTATTATGTAATCTCAAACATTTTGCATTACTGATGCTACTTGCTGCTCCGGCAGAAGTTGGCGTTGCAATCTCAGTTTCAACTACTTTCGTCCTCTGCATTTTTTAAAACTAATAATTACTAGTTATTTATAATTACTCTTCTTCTGCTGTTTCTTCTTCGTTTCCAAAGATGTTAGATGCAACCATAGGTCTGAAAGCGTCAATTTTTTCAGCAGACTTAGTGAAAAGCAGTTCTTTTATTTTGTCGCTGATTTGTGAAGGAGATTCATCAGTAACAATCATATCTAAAAGTTCTTCCATTTTAATCAATTAATGTTTTACTGATATATTTATATCTCACCACCCTTAGGAATTTCTGGTGCTTCTACTGCTTTTTCTTGAGTTTTTAGATCTGGTTCTGTTACTGGAGATCCTAAATCCATTTCGTTACCTACAGTTTCTGTAGAAACTTCTTGCTCAATAGGAGCATTTGGATCTGGGATAATACCATCTTTGATTTCTTTTGCAATCAGTTTGTCTTGCTCTAATATTTCTTCATCGGTTTGTCTCAAAACATTTCTTCTCACATAGTCTTGCGAGAAATACTTTCCAACATAAGGTTCTGCGGAAGCAACCATAGTAAGTCTTTCATTTAAAAGTTCTGCTTCTTTGAGTTCTGCAAAATGATTATCATATAGGAAATCATATTGAATATGCTCACTCATAATCTCCCAATCTTCTGGGGTGATGATATTTTTCAAAATCAATTGAGTTCTAAGCATATCATTAAACATATTTGAGAATCTTTTTCTCAAACGTCCAACAAACTTACTGAACTTAAGTTCATCTCTTAGAATTTCTGATGAACGACCAAGATTAAATCCCCCCTCTCCATCCATTCTTGATGGTGGAACATTTAGAGAACGATAAAGTTTCTTTTTAAAATATTCAATATCTGTAATTTCTCCAAGATTTTGTCCCCCTGGAAGAGTTGTGATCTCTGTTCCTCTTCCGCCTTCACGACGAGGTAACCAGAAATCCTCAAGCATCGCCATATATTTTTTATCATCACGAATCTCCCCAGTATTTGCATCATATACCAACTTATTGCGATAACGCATCATAACATCACGAAGATATTGTTCTGCTTTTACCTTGGGAAGATTGCCTACATCGATGTAAAAAATTCTGCGTTCTGGAGCACGGGACAATCTATAGATGACAAGTGAATCTTCAATCATACGAAGTTGATTGAGTGCTTTGATTGCCTTATGGAGATATGAAAGTGTATGACCTTTATTTCTATCTACAAGACCGGAAGTGCAATAAGTTATCGAATCTTTTGCGATTTTTATTCCCTGACTTGCCCCAGTTTGTGCTGGATTTGCTGATGGGTATATTGATTTGGGGTTATAAATGAAGTATTCTTCCAATTCTGGAAAATCATAATCCATAGGATTGTCATTAGTAATCCTCTGAATACTATTGATTTTATCTGCTGGTTTTCTCTTTTGCTGCCTTACATAACGCATTTTTGATGCATCAATATAACGAAGTTCTTGAATCCCTTCATTAGGGTTTTTCAAGTCAATAATTTTGTGGTAATATAAACGACCATCAACGTACCAGTTTCTATAAATTTCGTGAGACTTTTTATCAAAATCTAATAGATCTAAGATATATTTAAACTCTTCGCGGATTTTTTTCTTAATGCCATCACTAGCATTAAGGTTTGAAAGTTCTATCGAGACTGGAGTATCATTTGTATCAGATACAATTGCCTCGTTTACAATATCTTCAATAGCACTATCCACTTCTGGATGTAGTGCCATTTCACGATATCTTTTAATGAGTTCAAACTCAGTTCTATATACGCCTTCTATGTCTACGTATGAACCAAAAAATCCACTAGATGCATAATGGTCAACCCCGTCCTCATTATTAGGAGGAACGGGGGAAACCGCAGATGGTGAAAGTGGTTCTGTGTCTTCTAAAGAAAACCCAAATAATTTTGCCATAATTTATTAGTAAACTAATCTTTAGACTATTTATTAGCCGTTTGGATTACCTGCTCCACTATATGTGAATGACTGGACTTGGAACTCAACGGTGAATTCTTCAATCGTGTCTGAGGAATCATATGAGAGATCAATCTGAGCAACATTAGTTGGGAAAATATCAATAAACTCATACTCTTTAAGAACAGCATTTGCGGTTCCGCTGTTATCCTGACTACTTGCTTGAGATCCTCTTCCTAACTGATAGACCTTTGCATTAGTCATATATGCACTTGGATCTGTAGCACCCAAGTTTGTGCCAAGATCTGCAATCAAGTTTGACCACTCTTCAAAGGCATTTCTCAGAAGAAATCCTTCATCATTAATAACGGTTACAGTCCAAACATCAATAGTTCTGTCTCCAGCAACCTTAAAGATTCTTCCTCTAAAAGGAACATCGATAGATGCTACGTTTTGTGCAGGCAGAGCAGCAGACTTGCACATAAATCTGAAGTTATCAGCATCCCAGGCAATACCTCCAGGTAGAGTGGTTAACTCAACCTCGAAGAGATTGGGGCGAGCACCGCCCCCGATAAGTGCTGATTTGAACTGAGAGATAGTTTTGTTTTCTCTGGTTGTTGCCATTTTTCAGGTCCTCCTTTTGTTATTTAGATTATAAAATTAAACTCTACCAACTACTTCTTCAAAGCTTACACCAGTTCGTGTAGCAACGAAGGTAAGTGTTACATAGTTAATTGACTTAGCTGGTTTCAGGAAGATATCAGCTCTAAACTCATTATTATCAATAACATCAGGAGTGTTGTTTGTGGTGTCGCAAACAACGAAGAATCCATAAAGACCTCTCTTAGCCTGAACATCGCGGAGATATGGTTCAACGATATTCCTAAAGTTTGCTCTTGTGAGCTCATCGTTCAGTTCAAAGAGTTGTGCTTCAGCAGCCTTTTGTAGTGCTTGCTCAATTGTGAGGAACAAGCGACGAACGTTGATTCTGTCAAATGCAGAAGCATATCCCAGAGCAGTTTTATCGCCAAATAAGAGTGTTCCAATACCTGGTTGAGTGATAATGGAGTTGATTCTTGAAGGATAAAGCTTGTCTCTTTGTGCTTTGTTTGGATTGTATGCAAGTTTGATTGCATTATTAATGATACCGCGCTGCTGTCCTGCAGGTGAGAACCAAGGATATGCAACAATATTAGTTCTAGTCATCAATCCTGCAACGTCTGCATTACATGGAATATAGCGGAACTTGTTGTTAAAACGATCATATGTGTACTTATATCCACTATCAAATATTGCATATGATGATGAGTTTAGTGAACTAAAGAAATCAATCAGATTATTAGTCTGAGTTGTGGTATTGGTAATACCGATAAGATCTGCTCTATGTGGTCCAATACAAGCAACACAATCTTTTCTAGATTCTGCAATAGAGATTAGATAGTTTGCTTTTGCTTGAGAGTCTGACTTGGAATCAAAACCAGGACCCATGATTAAGTAATCAACTTGAACTTCATCTTTGTTTGAGAAAAGTCCATATGAAGTGATTAGATTGCCCAAAGTTGGTTTCATTCCACCAGTAGCAGAATAATCAACACCGCCCGATAGAGTGTAAGTTACATTTCCAATAGCACTAAAAGTAACTCCTTGTGCGTTCAATCCCCATAAACCATCTGCAGTAGAGATTGGTTGGAAGGATGCTGCTGCAACTCCAGAGTATGTTGTAAATCCGGTAGCAACAGGTGCAGTTCCATGATATGCATCTGCAGCACTTGATGGATTTCCTCCTGCATAAACGTTAGCGGAGAAGTCTGCAAGATATCCCTCATACCAGATTTTCTGAGGAGCGTTTACATTTGAAATGGCATCGAGTGCCTTTGAAACGCTGATGTGCTTTTCAAGGATGTTTCCTCTAATACCAGTAATGCTTCCAGTATCATCTACAACGACAACATGAAGAGCATCATTCTTTCCTTGAGCATCAATAGAATACTTATTGGAAACTGGTTTAGGTGCAATAGACTTCCAGAAGACTGTTGAGTTGGTTAATCCCAAAGTCTGTTGATCATACCAATCAAGAACAGATGCTGGAGTATATGCTGCTGAAGCTGATAGTCCAGTATTAACACCAACGCTATTTACGAAATACAGACTTGATGAAGTTGTATATGAGAATAATGCAGAACCCTCTGCATAATCAATTTTTGTTTCTGTTCCTGCTGAAGATACTCTAGATACAATCTTTACATCGATTGTGCTGAGAGAGTTTGTTGAATCTGTAGTTACTCCAGTAATAATACCCTTCAGATGTCCGTTAAAAACAGAAGTTGTCCCTGTTCCTGGTAAAGTTACGTTCGTTAGTGCTGCGGTAACACCAGCACCAATAGAAGCACCAGCAGTCGCTAGGTTTGTAGTAGTAATACCAATAATCTGGTCTGCTTTGTCGTCAATCAAACAAACTTTTAGGTTGTTTGCCCAAGAACCAGGAGTTTTTGCTGCAAAGGTAAAGTCTGTTGCTTCGGAATGATTATTGATATAATCATCATAGTTGTCAATATCTAAAGTGGTTGTATATGCAATACCAACGCCAGCATTTGCATTATTAAGAGTAGATCCACCAGTTCTAACTACCTTAAGAACACCGCCATATGAAAGGAATGATGATGCACTCATCCAGTACTCATATTGAGCATCTGACGAGATTGGCTTGCCAAATACGTTGATTAGGTCTTGCTCGTTTGTGATGTCAATAGGGTGATCAACAGGTCCGATTGGAAAAGGTCCAGCAATCGCACCAATATTATCTAAAACATTATCAGCTCTTCCTACTGTTAGGTCAACCTCTCTGACTAGTACGCCTGGAGATAATTGAGGAGTCGCCATGTTTTTCTCCGTAAAATTCTCAGTTTATCTGAAAATATTTATTATTTACAACTATTTCACGGGGGAAATGTGACGTGAACTACCAATCTGGATATTCCCAAACATTATTTGCAGATATTGATTTTCTTTTTTCAATAATTCTTTTTATAGTACACTCTTTACATTCATAGGAATATGATGAAGATACTGCACCCCTATTTTTTCTTGTCCTGTAAAAACCATCTACCAAGTTCTTCATCTCACCACAAACTCTACATTTCCTATCAGCAAAGAGCAAATGACCTAGATTAATCTGATTGTCCAACTCCATTATTGGTATTCCCACATATAAGAAATATCGCCATATTCATCTGTAAACCACCTATCACCATCAGCATCAACAAAACTACTTTCTCCCAAACCGTCTGATATGAATCCAAATGGTGCCATATCTTGCTCTATTTGATTCTTCTGTTCTTCATATAATCTCTTTCTTACATCTTGATCAGTAAGTTCTTTAAAGTAATCTTGTGCAACTAACCATGCATAAATCACTAAACACATAGCCAAATCATCATTACATCCCTCTTCTGCTTCAAATGAATTATGCTTTTGAATGAATGTTGTTAGTTCGGAAATGATCTCATAATCATTCAAGTACAGTTTATCTTCCTCAATCATAGTTTTGAGATTTAGACATCCAACTTTTTTAACAGTTTTGGACATCTTCACGCCAAGTTGAGTTTTCTTTCCAGAAAATCCTTGACCAACAATTTGGCCTGCTCTACCTCTCATAGAACACATAAGTAGATTTTTATACTCAAGATCATATTGAAGAATACTTGCTACCTGATCTCCAACATCATTTACTTCACATAAAACATACGCTTCATTATAACTTTTTCCAACTTCATCAATAATACTTGGAAAAAGCATGGGTTTTATTTCATTATTCCTATATTTTGCAACTACTTTGTGAGGAAACTGAGTAATATCTACTACTGTAAATGCAGAGTAATCATTTCCAACTCCTCTAGCAACGTCTACAGTTATCAAATAGTCATGATCTTCTATTGGATTTTCATATACATCCAATCCAGCACTACGTGTCTTGGGGTGGTCATAAACGAGGTTTCTGAGTTTTGACGGTGCTATCAGAGTATCAACAGATCCTAAGAACTCACATTCAAACTCAACTTTAAATTGTTGTTCTGAAGTATTTGCGATCGTCTGCTTCTTCCACTCTTCATCTCTTCCAGGAACTTCAGACCAGTGGACATCGGTGTATACATATTCGTTCTTGCCTTTCTCTGCATCGTGCCACATGCGGTAGAAATGATTCATACCATGTGGGGTAGATACAATAATTACTTTAGTGTTTTTACCTGAAGTAATCGTTGGATATACTGATGCAAAGAATGAATCTGCAATATGATTTGGAACGAAAGCAAATTCATCCAAAAATAGAATATTGAATGACATACCACGAACCGCAGAAGCAGAAGTAGAAGCAGCCAAGATTTTACTTCCGTTCTCAAGTTCAAGAGAACCCTTGTTCCAAGAGATGATACCTTGTTGCATCCACTTTGGTAAGTTTTCATATGCTGTTTGCAATCTGTCTAATAGTTCTCTAGCAGTTGCTGCTTTGTTTGCAAGTATACCAATATTTACGTTATCATTAAATACTGCATAATGAAGAAGAAAGGATACAACAGTTGTAGATTTACCTGTCTGACGAGGCATCTTACAAATATTAAATCTATGTTGATGGAAGTTATTGATTAACTTTTCCTGAAAATGATATGGTTTAAATGTCTGTAAACCATTATCAAGAGTAACAATCTTTACATAATTATTTGCAAAGTAGACTGGATCACTTTGACACTTAATAAACTCCTCAATTTGTTCTTGGGTAAACTCAATTGGAGTATTTGCCTTCTTTAATAATGGATTACCAAGATATACATCACTCATACTAAGTTACCTCTGTTCAATCCAGTTCAGAACCGCAAGTGCTGCTTTGTTAGTGTTAGGACTTGCACAAGCAAGAGTATAAGTATCACTGATTGTTCCAATACCACTTCTACCTAATTGGAGTGCTGCTTTATCATCAATATTAATTAATGCTGCGCCACCACCAACAACAAATCCCTCCAACAAAGTAGTTCCACCAGTCGTTGCAGTTTCGGTAATATTATATTGCATAAAAGAGTTTGGATCTGGATGATCTACCCAAGTTCCACCCGTATTTGTTGCATTCTCAAGAAGTTTCCAATATACATTTGTATTATCATTCGTTGCTGCTTGTAATGATCTCAAAAGCATCACCGCAGATAATTCATCAGATTTCAAACGAATACTTACAATTGGATAAAATGTATTTGCGACTGGCATCGTTGTTCCTGTAATTGGATTTGCGATACTCTCAAGAGTTCCAAGTTTTTCTGGTTCTCCTTCTTGAATAAGAGAATTGGAACCTTGATAAAGATAATGAGTTCCTGCAACACCAGTTATATTTTCTATCTCACAACGAATTGGAAGAAACGGAGTTGAACACCAAACTCTATCATTAATGTTTGAGTTATCAAAAGTATGACTTGGAATGGTTTCATTCTTCATCAACCAATTAAACTGAACTTTTCCTGCACCATACCATTCATAATTGATGGAAATCATTTGTTGTTTGGTTGGATCCGCAATAACTCCTGTGTATCCATTACCATCAAACTTTTCACCATTCCAATTTTCTCTGGTTACTCTGGTTTCAGTAACAATTCCTGATGTACTACTACGGATTACATAAGAATATGTTCCTCCATCATCCTCAAAATAGGCACCATTATACTCATCAAATAATCCAAATCTTCTGCGAATACCTACCTGTGGAGTATCAAGACGAATCGCAAATGCAAGAGTTGCACCTCTACCAGGAATGTATCTCATCACATTCTTGGTTTGGCGAATGATTTTGCTTCCAGCAGTAGATCCAACTTCCATTACAATATTACTTGATGCAACATTATGAGTTGCAGTTCCAACTCCAACCACTCTCTCATCCCATACATCAGTCTCTTTACCATACTGGAAGGTGTTGAAGAAAACTGTTTGGAAAGGAGCAACTTTAAGTCTATTATTATCAGAAAATTGAGGTCTCCAATCTGTCTGATTTCCCCAGTGATCTGCAATATTAAAAACCTCAAAGAGACTTCTTTCTTGATTTAGAAAGTCTTGTTCATTTTTATTCCACTGTGCCATAACTATTATTCACCCCAAGTTAGTTTTTCTGGTTGATATCTTTGTACGTTTTTAACTCTGGATACTTGATTTGTTGATGGGTAGATGTTATGAACTATCGCACCAGGATACTCACTTTGAAGTTCCTCTGCTAATTTAGTCTTTGATATCATACTACCCTCAACCTCCATACGATAAATCTTCCCTTCCCAAACAACGTCTGCAAAGAAAGACTCCTTTACTGATTCTGGTTGAGGGTCTACTCCTCCAATATAAAGATTTCCGTTGAAATCTCCCGCAATATTTACGCTTTCTGAGAGAAATTGGTTGAATGATTTCATTTTAGTTACAGTTCCAGCGACGAAGTGCTTTATTGATTTTTGAATCTGGATCTCTAGCAGTTTCTGAAGAAGTTAGTTTCGATTTCATTCCCTTCATACGACTACAAAAGGACTTACGACGTTCTGCTCTTTTACCCTCTGGATTTTTTTCAGTTACTGCAGTTTTGAGTTTTGAACCTGGATTTTCGCGGCGATAAGCATCAACTGCTTTTTGACTTAATCCATCAGTTTTATCTTGACGGTTAACTTTTTGCCAATCTTCAACTTGCAAAAATTGTTCTCCAGGTTTTATGTCAGAAATATAGAATGATTGAACTCTTGATCCTGGATAAACTTTTGAAATTTGATCTTGAACTTCTATGCGATTTGGTTTTGTTACTTGAGGAAAGAACATTTTCATCATAAAATATTTTCCTCTCCAAGTTAGAGTTACAAGAATAATATTTCCAGTTTTCGCTGGAATTCTTACAGACTCTGCCATAGGTTTTACATAATTTTTATCTGGTCCTGGTTTTGCAGCACTACCACCCTTTGGCATCCTTGGCAAACATTCGCAAGGTGACTTACCACATATTTCACAAACCTTTCCGTTTTCCTCAGAAACTAGTGGATCTGGTTTAATCAGATCAATAACTTCAACGAATGAATTTCCATTTAAATCTTCAATAGTTTCTTCTTTTACAGACTTCCAACCACCACCTTCAGACTTATATCCTTTGGCAGCCCAACCATTTGCATATGCGGATGGATAGACATCAAACTTTGCCTTTGCTTTTGCTTTCCACTTTGCCCATAATTTTGGATTAGTTGGTTTATTTTCTTCTTCAATATTCACTTCCTCGGGAACACAATTGGGGACCATTTTTTTACCTTTCTTTTTCATTCCAACTTGCTTATATCCAGTCCAACATGGACCTTGTTGTTCTTCAATTGCATCATGTTCTCCACTATCAATATAATCTGCAGCAGCATCAAGATAGTCTGCTGCTTTAGTTATTTTTGATTGTACCCATGCTTCTACTTCACCCTCACCTTTTGCCATTTTCTTTTTCAGTCTTCTAGCAGCATCCATTACAGTTGAAAGTTGTGAACGTGCCATAGAATATTCATGATCTTTCTTAGCTGCTTCAGAAAAACCTTTGACAGTCATCTTATCCCACATTTCTGGCCCATAGGAACATTCATCTCTAGTTTCTATCTTTTTGCACTTCATGCAATATCTTGTTTCTTCCTTTGCTTCTCCACGAAGTTGTTGGTAATGAACTCTTCTTTCTGCTGCAGGAGAGCTCTTTAACCAGGGATCGTCGTATTGACCACTCTTTACCTGTTCTTTTCTTTTTGCATCAACTTTCTTCTGCTTATTGTCTTGTCTTATTTCATCTTGAGTCTTACCACCATAAGTCACAGATGATTTCTGTGGTTTGGTTGATTGATAAATCTTTCCGCCAGATCCAGTACGTCCTATCAACTTCCTCCCTCTTAGTTTGTCTAACAAACCTTCATCAATCTTATTAGATACCATTTTTGGTTTTCCTCCTTTTCCTGGACGATCTGCTACTGGGTCTGATTCTCTTTTTCTTCTTACTGCAGCTGCAATTTCATCTTTAGACATTTTTGCTGCTTTTTCTTTAGACAAACACTTTGGTTTTGGTTCCCCGGGTTCACGAGCACATTTACCAATTCTTTCTCCCTCAGAGTTATATCTGTCCCATCCACCACCACCTACACCCCCTTCTCCACCTTTGCCGAACCATTTGCGAAGATCTTCATATGCCATACCTCTTCTGGTATGCTTAACTTCTCCCTTTTGTTTTGCGATCAACTTTTTGGATAAAGCACCAACATTAATATCAATTGGATTTTCATCAGGAGTCTTCCTCTTAGGATTATCATAAACATCCACATCACCATCAGCATCACGATCAACATACTGAACTGTTGCGTGATGAACTAATTGTTTTAAATCTAAGTTAGGATCCAACTGATGTTGTTTTCCTTTTAAATGTGGTGTTTTGTGGGAAAACTTTTGATTCTTCATTCAATTGACTTTGGTTCAGTTTCTTCACCTTTAGCTCTTTTCCTTCTCGCTGCACAGTAAGCACGTTGAGAAAATCCTTTTGGATTTGAGCAATCAATACTCTTTTTATATTTATTAGACCACTCTTCTTGAAACTGTTTAAATGTTTTCATGCTTCTATCGCAGTAAAAACTACTTTAAACGTTGTAGGACTTGCAAAAGATGGATAACCAATAAGTCTTAAAGATCCTCCGCTAATATTTGCAGAAAAAGTTGCAATTCCTATCGGTTGGTTGATTGTTCCATATTCCAGTATATAAGGAGTTGTTCCATCATGAAGAATATTAATAATCGTCATATTATAGTTAGTTCCTTCAGTTACCTGAATTTGATAATTTACTGATCTATAAGTTATTGCACTTATGGACATTACAACTGCTGGACTTGTACTATTTGTTGTGAGAATACCGGATTGAATATCTCCAGCTTCCAACTCTAAATTTGAAGCAGATACTGGAGCAAAAGTAAACTCACTAGTTGATGCATCATATCTAAGGAATCTACCATCACCCAGATTAGATGAGTTGACATCTGTTAATGATACTAAGGTTGAAGAACCACTACTAAGTTCAGTACTAGCAATACCGACCCAATTTGAACCATTATATATTAATAGTTTGTTTTGCCCGGTGCTTTCATTAAAAGAAACATCAGAAAGGTCTTTTACAAATCCAGCACCACCGCCACCAATAGTAGCTAGCTGTTGCTGTACTCTATTAATAAAAATTCTATAGTGATCTTGTAAATCTTTAATAGTTACATAGTTTTGATCCAGCGGAGTTAATGGGTCTTTATTTTTTATACTAGGAGGTTCTGCTAAAGTAAGAGAAGCATCTTCTGACAAAATCTTTTTATCATCAAATTTCTCTAATATAGACTCTAAATGAATAATTTTATCTGTTAGATTCTTGTTCTTCTTTTCAATTTGCTCAATATTTAATCTTGATAATGCATCTTGTATATCTTTTCTTGCATCTTGAATATGCTTTTCATTTCTTACAAAGTTTATTTGTAAGTCGCTTATTTTTTCAGAAATGTTTTGCTCAAAATAACCAACCTCATTTTTTAATATATCAAAGTATTTTGATGTACTAATGTCCAGATTATTTTGAAGATCACTAATATCCTCAGTTAGATTATTTTCTAAATCAGATATCTTTTTAGAAAAATCATCCAATACACTAGATTGCTTTTCTAGTTTTTCGTTTTCGTATATTTCTCTACTTTTGAAGTCTTTATACAGTCCTTCATATGTTGAAGATATTTTTTCTATCTTTGACTTTATATCATCAATAAAATTTTTAACCTCTGCTATTTTTTCAGATAAAACTTCATCTATTTTAGTATTGTTATTTTTTATCTCCTCATCAAACTTTTCTATTGTATTAGATACTAAATCTAGTCTTTTATCAATCTTATCAGAAATAGTCTTAATTTCTTCTTCATTTTTTATTTTAGATTCAACTAGAATATTTTTATACCTGGGAACTTCAACAGAAACAAATTCGTTGAACTCATTTTTTAATGATAGTATATCTCTCTGATATTGTTCTTCAATATTTTTTATAGAGTTATCAACTCTTTCTTCCGCTGATGATATTCTATTTTCAGACTTTATTTCATACTCTGCAAAAAATCTACTGTACTTTTGCAGATCATTTTCTATAAAATGATTTACTTTACCATCTATTGATAAAACTTCTTCTTTTATATCACTTAGTTGGTCATTATTGATTCCTTTAACT